AGACGGGATACACGACCTTTACAAACTTGACTACCGACCGGACCTGTGACGCAAACGCTACCACGGTGGAGGAACTTGCGGACATCCTCGGCACGCTCATCGTGGACCTTAAAACGAAAGGAATCATCGCAGCATAATGGCACTACAAAAAACAATCCCTACCGCCTACGGGGTGGACCTGACCTACTGGAAGGTCACGCGGCTCAACATCGACTGGCTAAACCAAATCAGCGAGGTGTTCCTCGGCGGATGGCCGAACCAGCAAGCCCGCTTTAACGGAGTGGATGCGCTCGAATACAAGACGCAGGTATTCCGCCATGACGACTGGCCGTTCACGGCCGACGGCTACAACATTACGGAGGCATACGAGCGGCTCAAGCTGCCTATCATGCAACAGGGGCAAGTTGGCACGACGGTAGACGGCAATCCTTTTACCGGCGCGACCGACGTGTACGAACCCGGACAACCCGGCGAGCGGCCATGAACTACATCCTACCTGCTGAACTTCGGGAGGCTATCCTCGCCTACCTGAAGAGTAAGCCCTACCACGAGGTAGCGGACGGGGTGCGGGCGCTCGAGAACTTGGAGCCCGATGGCCAAGCCTAAAGCACAAGCGGCACCCGTTCGGATTGAGCGGAAGATTTCGCGGCCCGGCGTTCACGCGAAGACAAAGCAAGGGACCCACAAAGGCTCGAAGCTGTACAAAAAACCGTACAAGGGTCAAGGACGATGAGCAAGGAAGCTTCGAAGCTGTGGGTGGAATTCGCTCAAGAGGTGCTGGACGCCTCGAAGCGCGAGCTCGGAACGAAACGCATCGGGAAGAACAAGAACTACGGCGTAGCCACGAGGACCCTCCAGCGGTCGCTCGCGTTCAAGTTCCGTTTCGGGAAGACCGGAGTCTCGGAGATTCAGCTCCACGCGAAAGGTAAAGCTTCGAGCTATGCCTCTTTCGTCCACTGGGGAGTGAACGGGACACAGGTACGCCACGGCTCCCCTTTCTCCTTTACTACGAAGCAACCTCCTACCGAAGCGGTACGCGCGTGGATGAAGGTCAAGCCGATTCGTCTCAGGGATCCGAAGACGGGAGCGTTTATCAAGCCTACGGAGGCGAAACTGAACTCGGCTGCGTTCCTCATCGCTCGAGGCATCAAGCGTAAAGGAATCACGCCGCTCCGTTATTTCATCAACGGGTACGACTGGGCTATCCGCCGCAAAGGGGACAAGCTCGCTCAAGCGGTAGGTGAGGATTTCGTTCGGAAACTCGTAGCTACAGCAAGCCCGGTGACTCTTACCGTGAAGCCTAAATAACATGGCCGCCTCATTTACCTCGAACCCTACGGAGACGTTCTACCCGGCTGGGCAGCCTCTCATCTACACACTTCAAACGTCTACCACGATTACCGACACGTTCGCGTTCATCGTGCAGGTAGAAGAGAACGCTGTTGAGATCGGGAAATACTACCTCAAAGCCAACTCGAATAACCGCGCCCACTTCGACCTCTCCCGCATTATTGAGGGACGGACGAAGGTGGACCCTTCGGTGTATTCTGCGACTACCTTCCTGCATGACTACAGCGCGAACTACTACACCCGCGCGAATACCGGGCTGAACAAGTACACGGTAAAAATCGGAGAATACACCGGGACGGAGGCCCTGAATCAAGCCTCGAAGAACATCTACGTCACGGACGGGTACGAGCAAGTTTCGGCCGGCCTACATCCTTCCTTCTCGGACTACTTCGGGACCGCCTCGACGAAGAAATACTGGCTTACCGACCGCGCTCCGGTAGGTAATATCATTACCATGTACGCGGCGGACGAGGACGAGGGATTCATGGCCCTGATAAACAAGGATTCAATCCACTCGAACACGGTCTCGGATGTTACCCGGCTTCAGTACCTCGTAGCGCGTCCGGGAACCTCCCCGACTACCGTCCAGATAGACCTAAACACCACGAACGGCGCACAGCTCCCGAGCGCTTCGACCCCTACAAACGGGTTCCTCGTGTACGCGGCGGTGATGCCCGCTCAGGTTTTGGCTTTGACGAGCGTAACCGCGTGGACCGAGATTGTAATCACGCCGCAGAACGCTTCCGGGGTTCAGGAAGGAAACCAGCTCCAGATCCTGCCTAGCTGCCCGGGCACTCGAGGAAGCGGAGCACAGGTAGCCTTTGCAAATTCTCGCGGAGGGTGGGACTTCCTCCGGTTCGACGGCTACACGCGCAAGACAATCCGGACGGAGGAAAAGACTTACCGAGCAATCCTCGGTGACTACGCGGCCACGACCTACACGTTCAACTCGTACGCTCCGGAGACGGTAGCCTACCAGAAGACCGCGGTTCAAGCGTACGCGCTCTCTGGGGTATTCGACCCTGCCGATGCCTACCTCATCCCCTACCTCTTAAGGTCTCGCCAAGTGTACGCGAAGATTGACGGGGTATGGAGCCCGGTTAGAATCACGGATGGATCTGCACCGTACAAGACCACGCCCGACTCTCAGGTTACGCAGTTTACGATGAACGTAGAACTCGCACAGACAATCCGATGCTAACCCTTCTCGCCTATCGGACTACGTGGAAGCCCGTCGAGCTCTACGAGTTCGAGCCTGTGAACCTGAATTACTCGTTTACGGATATCACGAAGGTCAATTCTCCTACCTCGAACTACTCGCAGACCTTCCGCGTACCGCTCACGAAGACGAACGAGGACGTATTCGGGCCGTACGACCTCTCACAGGTACCTTCCTACGACTTGAAAGCGAAGATACCCGCCCGGCTCATGGAGGGAGGGGTATCGATTATGACGGGCTTTATTCAGGTGAAAGGGTGGTTCGTCCAGAAAGGCAGGTTCGTAGATGTGGAACTCGCGTTCTTTGGGGAAACCGCGGACCTAGCAAAGAGCATCGGGGAGGATCTTCTTTCGGATATCGACTGGAGCGCACTCAATCACAACGTAACCTATGCGAACGTCACGGGAAGCTGGGCCGGTTCTCTCCTTTCGGGAAACATTCGGTACGGGCTGGTAGATAAATACAAGAACTGGGACCTCAATACGAACCCGTTTACAGAGACTCAATTCCCGAGCAACTTCACTCCCTTTATCCGGGTGAAGAAAGTAGTAGACGAGATATTCAGCACCGCTGGTTTTACCTACGAATCGACGTTCCTCACGGGGCAGACGGACCTCTACATGATGCTCAGTAAAGGAGGCCGCTATGCCGGCATCACGACGCTGGTAGAATCTTTCTGGGTAGGCCGAACTTCAGACCTGACCCTAACGGCTCCTACCTCTTACACGGACGTAAACTTCCAAGAAACCTCTCCCTTCTTTGACCTAGGGGCCGACTTCGCGACGCCTACCTACACGGTGCCTGAAACGGGCTCGTATACGTTCTCTTTTTACTTCCGCATGGCTCTTGCTACCGGAGGGGCTTCGCTGGATTTAAGGCTCACGAACGGCACGACCCACTACACGATTATCACGGCATGGGATAGCAACGACCCCAGCGCAATCGCCGTCACTTTAGATCCTATTTCGTTAACGGCAGGAAGTACGTGGAAGGTGCAAGCGCGCACTACGGCCGGCAACGTCACTTTCTACTCAAACGGAAGTACCGTAGGGGTAGGAGGTACCTCGTGGGAGCTTTCTTCTTTTGTCCCTACGAATATGATTATCGACGTAGCCCGCAACTTCCCGAAGATGCGGCAAATCGATTTCTTGATGGGGCTACAGAAGTGCTTCAACCTCGTCTTTATCCCCGACAAGGTCAACCCGAAGAAGATATACATCGAGCCCTTTACGGACTACATGGCTACGGGAGATGTAAAGGACTGGACCAGCAAAATCGATATGAGTATGGACCTCTCTATCACGCCTACCGCCGACCTTCAGAAGAAGCGGTACGTGTGGACCCACTCGGAAGGGGAGGACTTTATCAGCGAAGCTATCCAAGGAGGCGGGAGGACGTACGGGCAGCATGAGATTCTAGACCCTCAGAACGACTTCGCGAGCGGAGACGAAAGAATCGAATCTGGCTTTGCTCCGTTTATCACGTCCTATATCCCGGGTACTCCGTTCAACATACACAGGCTGCTTTCGAATGATCCGGACAACCCGGTAATCGAGGAGACGAAGCCTAGGCTGGCGTTCTGGAACGGGCAGCTTCCTTTAACGGTCCGTATAGATAACTCCGGAACCCCTACGAGCGTAGATATGCCCTTCTTCGGGCAGTTCGACACGAACAACACCGAAGACGCGGACGTAACAGCCGACTCGCTCATGTTCGGTATTGAGCTTCCGTTCTTTTCTATTACCGCTAACCCCTACGACACGCTCTACAACAAGTACTGGCAGCAATACGCGAACCAGCTCTATTCCTCCGACGCTCGGCTTCTCACGGCCCACTTCCGTCTCTCTACGCTCGATATCTCTACGTTCGAGTGGTCCGACAAAATCTACCTCTTCAACACCTACTGGAGGATTCTTGAAATCTCCGGATACGACCCCACGAGCGAAGGAACGGTACAGGTAAAGCTTCTGAAGGTGCTCGGAACAATGCGGGACTGCACCTACCTCCCGGCTACAGGAAGGACGGGAAGGATTGAGTTCACGACCTCCACCGGATCGGGAATCTTCACCGTCAACCGCACCTGCTGCGAGCGGTATGGATTCGTTTACGACGCGGCTACCGCCTACTGTTACCAGCCATGAACCAATTCCAAGTAAAGGGGTGCAAGGACTTCGGTTACATTATCGATGCTTTCCATCTTTTGAGGCAGCCGGGGAAGCCGCGGTGGGTGAAAATCCTAGACGCGGTTTTGGCTTCTCTGGTCTTCTTTGGGTGGTACGGCGCACTCGGTTACCTGCTGGTGAAAATCATTCTCTGGAGTCATGGCTAAGAAGAAAGGTGAGGACGAGGTAGTAGTAAAGATTAAGGCTGACACGTCTGCCCTAGACGACGCTTTTGAGGCCGCGGAAAAAGCCGTAGACAACCTAGGCAAAACCGGTCAAGAAGCGGTAGGGGCCCTTGACCGAGTGACGGGAGGGTTCGCCTCGAGTTTGGTGAAATCAGTCGCCGGAGCTAGGACCCTCGTTCAGTCAATGGGGCTCCTTAAGGTAGCCCTAATTAGCACCGGAGTAGGCGCGATTGTCGTGGCTGTGGGTTCTTTGGCTGCTTACTTCATGCGTACGGCGGAAGGTGCCGATATGCTAGAGAAAGCGATGAACGGACTGAAAGCCGTTTTCAACGTTGTTCTAGATAGGATAGCGCAACTGGGAGGCGCGGTAGTAAAGTTCTTCAAAGGGGACTGGGCAGCAGCTGCGGAGCAAGCTTCCGCGGCTATGAAAGGAATCGGCGACGAGATCGAAAGAGAGGTAGCAATAATCGACAAGCTCACGGAGGCCACCCAAAGACTCGGGGCAGCTCAGCGTTCAATTATCGTAGAGACTGCTAAACAGCGTGCGGAGATTGAGCGGCTGAAGATGGCTTCGGAAGACGTTACGTTGAGCATTGACGCGAGGATTAACGCAGCCAAACAAGCCGCGGCACTGGAGTCCGGATTACTTCGGGAGCGTACTAGGATAGCTCAAGAAGAGTTCAGGATTCGGAAGGAGCAACTTTCTACAACGCACGCGACGAATGAGGAGCTCATGGAGCTTGCTCAGCTGGAGGCAGAGGTGTACAACCTCCGACAAGAATCTACTTCTGTTCAAACGAACCTCCAGAACAAGATCAACGCACTGCAAGCCGAGCAAGCGGCTGCCGCTCTCGCGGCTCAGATGGCTATACACGAGGCGGCACTGGCACAGGCTAAGACTTTAAACGAAACGAATGAGGCCCTACAAAAGGGTTTAAAAGGGGTTGAGCAAATATCGAACGACACAACCCGGACGATTATCAATAACAGCGGCAGGATTCAAACCTCCGAAAATAGCCTACTCCGTGACTACACAAAGATTCAAGCGGACCGCGCACGCGTAGCGGTAAACTTCGCTTCTGCGGCTATCGACCTTGTAACCGCGCTCCAAGACGGCCAAGACAAAAACAACGAGAAGCGGGCAAAGCGGAACTTCAAGCTTTCGAAAAGTATCTCCCTCGCGAACGCTATCATAAACACGGCGGAGGGTATCACGACGGCTCTCACGGACAAGACGCAGCCATCGACAATCCTCCGAATAATCCAGACGGCTACCGTAGCGGCGGCGGGCGCTGCTCAAATCGCAGCTATCGCCAAATCTCAATTCGAGAGCCCGGGCCCTCCTCCTCCTCCTCCTCCGGGTGGGGGTGGTGGTGGTTCAACTGCCGGACCTCCACAGCTCGACCTCTCGTTCATGCAGGGTTCTCAAACGTCCGGATTCCGTTCGTACGTCCTTGCTTCGGACGTGAATAATTCAATGCAGGCAAACCAAAAACTCCGGGATCAGGCATCCCTCGTAGGCTAATGGAAATCTTTGAACTTGTAATCGACGAGGAAGCCGACACCTACGGCATCCAAGCAATCTCGCTGGTAGAAGAGCCCGCGATTGAGACGGACTGGGTCGCTCTCTCGGCTCAGTATCACTTCCAGACGGTAGACGCAGACCGCCGCATCCTCCTCGGGCCGGCCCTCATCCCTGACAAGCCAATCTACCGGAAAAGGGGAGACGAGGAGTTCCACATCTACTTCTCGAAAGAGACGGTAAGGAAAGCAATGGAGCTCTATTTCAAAGCGGGCAACCAGAGCCGCGCGACCCTTGAGCACGAGGTTCCCGTAAATGGAACTACCGTAATCGAATCGTGGATCGTGGAAGGGGAGCAAGACAAGTCTCGGATGTACGGCTTGAACGTTCCCGTAGGTACGTGGATGGTTTCGATGAAGGTCGACTCGGAAGCAATCTGGAACGAGTGGGTCAAAGAAGGAAAGGTCAAGGGCTTTTCAATCGAAGGGTTCTTCACGCGGAAGGTGGACCTCTCGGCTATCCCCGAGCTCTCTGCGGAGACCTTCGTAGACGAGCTGGAGGCCATTATTTCTGAAGCCGTGTCAAAAATCAAAAGCTTAAAAGGTTAATTGCTTAAACCCATCTCTCATGAATATTCAAGAACGAGTGGCGGCCCTGTTTAACAAGTACTCG